TCTGCCTTATGGTCCGATGAATAGTTTTACATCATTAATAGACCAAAACGGAGACACTATTGTTGCTGCTGATTACACTTTAGTAGGTGGTAAGTTCCCACAATTACAAAGACCACAATTCCAAAACTTAAAGGCTACTTATGTGGTAGGTTACGCAACCATTCCGAACGATTTAAAGATTGCGATTTTAGACCAAGTTAGCTACGACTACGAAAATAGAGGATTAGATAGTGATACAGGTATTTGTGAAAAGACTTGGAAAGCGTGTCAACGCTGGACAAGAATAAGCCCAATATTATGAGATTAGGAAGCAAAAAGGCAAACTATGTTGATGCCAACACAATGTACTCCGAAATAGGGTTATATGTGCCTACAATCACCGCTGATGGGCAAGGTGGCTACACAACTACCTATGCTTTACAAGAGGTCGTATTTGGGGATTTTAGACCTGAAAATGAGAGTAGGGCATTATTAGAAGCACAATTGAGTTTTACTCGTTCTGCTAAATTATTTATTAGGTACGATGTAACGATTAACAATATGTACAAAATAGAGGCTGAAGGGGAAATGTACACAATCCATTCAATAAAGGATGTAGAAAATCAGTTTAGATATTACGAAATATTAATGTACGCATAATGGCATTTGCAGTAAGTTTAAGTGGAATGAAAGAACTTGAAGGCAAGTTAAAGAACTTGACTACTGCATTAAAAGTTGATGTAAGTGATGAAATAAACGCATCTGCACTAAAAATAGAGAATCAAGCCAAAAGATTAGCACCTGTTAATTTAGGTCAATTAAGGAACTCAATAGGATTAACAAAGGATGGCGAATTAACATATTCCGTTGCTGCTAACGCTTCATACGCTGCTTATGTTGAATTTGGTACAGGACCACAAGTAAATGTACCTGCTGACTTTAAATCTTATGCCCAGCAATTTAAAGGTAAAAGCGGAGGCAAGTTTAAGGATATGGTTGAAGCATTAACTTTGTGGGTAAAGCGTAAAGGAATTGGTAATGGTAAAAATGACAAAGGTTTGGCTTATGTAATAGCTTTAAGCATATTAAGAAAAGGTATGCGACCACAACCATTTTTAGTTCCAGCTTACGAAATGGAGAAACCTAAACTTATACAAAGACTAAATAAATTATTAAATGCTTAATCCTAATATAGAAATAAAGAAATGGTTTTATAGCAACTTGACGAGTTCAAGTGCATTGCCTGTTTACGATGGAATAGCACCTGATTCTGCAACCGATGAATATATAATTATGAGTGGCAGAACATCGGCACAAGAACAAGGTAAAATCAGTTATACTAATGCGGTTACCATTGATGTTGACATTGTCATAAAAAATAGTAACTTTGGATATAAAAGAGCCGAAACAATAAGCGATTTAATACTAAATGCAATCAATTCCGACACGAATATAACCCTAGCAAATGGGTTTTATGCTTCAAGTTTGGTGGTTGGTGCAATTAGAAATTTAGATGGTTTAAACCCTTTGGACAATGTATTTAGAACGATAATAACTTATAATATAATAATAACTCAAAATTAAATAAAATGGCAGAAACTAAAGTATCAGCAAGGGATTATATCCTTTTAGCAGATTTGGCTGGCGGCACAACTTTTAAAGCAATAGCTTGTTTAACAACAAATTCATTGACATCAACTAACGACACAATTGATGCAAATTCAAAGTGTGGTAATGAATACACACCAAGTCCTGTATTTAGTCAATCTTTTGAATGTGAAGGATTCGCTATTGATGAAACAGGAACACCAAGTAAAAATTCATACCAACAATTGTACACTGCACACGCTGCTAAAACTCTTTTTACTATTAAAATGGGTAAAGCAACACCAGTTTCAGGTGATGTTTATTATGGTGGTCTTTCTACAAGCACTGTATTTATCAGTGATTTTGGAGTACAAGCAGACGATGGCGATGACGTGAAATTTACTGCAACATTTGTAGTATCAGTTCCACCAATTGCACAAACTGAAGTTACACCATAAACAACAACTAAACTATGTTTGAATTAAGACTAAACAACAACAAAACAATCCCTTTAAAATGGGGTACTTGGGCGATGAAAAGATTTTGCGAATTAGAGAATAAATCTCTTTTAGACTTAATCAATATTTTATCAAGTGGGGCTTTTGAATTAGGAACAATTGTGCATATTATTCAAGCATCTGCCGAAAGCGGATGTAAGACTTTAAATCAACCAATTGAATTTAACGATGTTATCGTTTGCGACTGGATAGATGAAGTTGGTGGGTTATCTGCAAAAGATGGTCAGCTAATAGATTTTATTAAATTTATGCAAACATCAATGGTTCCTGAAACAAAAGAAAATGCCGAAGTAACTAAAGAAAAAGGAAAAAAAAAATAGGAATATATAGCTGGGATTCAATAATTATTCTCGCAATAGAAGTTGGCTTGACAATTAATGAGTTTTGGCAACTTACTTGGCGAGAATTTTTATTATATAAAAAGGCTTACGAGAATCAGCAGATAAAGGAATGGGAAAGGACAAGAACTTTAGCCTATATGATTTATAGGTCAAATTCAACGGATAAAAATCCGAAAAGTATAAAGTCCTTTTTCCCTTTGCCTAGTGATGAAGTAGAGGATGAAAAGCCTAAACTAACTGAAGAGCAATTGGCGAGGACATTAAAGTTGTACGGAGTAAAATAATAAAATGGCACAAGAAACTTTAAAAATTACAATAACGGCTGACAATAAACAAGCCGTTCAAAATATACAGGAAACTGTTACCGCTACAACCCAATTGGGTGCTGCTTTTAAAAGAGTTACTCCTGCAAGTAATCAAGCAACACGAGCTTTAATAGATGTTTCAAGGGTTGCTCAAGATGCTCCATACGGATTTATAGGTATAGCGAATAACTTAAACCCATTATTAGAATCATTCCAAAGATTAAAAGAAACAAGCGGTTCTGCAGGTGGGGCTTTAAAGGAAATGGCAAAGGGTTTAATGGGTCCAGCAGGTATAGGTCTTGCATTAGGTGTTGTTTCATCTTTGATAGTCGCATTTGGTCCGAAAATAGCAAGTTTTATTAATGGAACAACCGAAGCAAGTAAAGCACAAGACAAATTAAAAGAAAGTTTAGATAAAGCACAAGCATCTGCAACTGAAAATGGAATTAAATTGCTTGCCTATATTAGTGTTGCTGAAAATGCAAATAATACTGATGCTAGGAGAAAAGAGGCTTTAAGTGCGGTTGTAAATGAATTAGGTAAAGTAAATGCTGCTTATGCAAGTACAATTAAAACAACCAATGATGCTAAAAATGCAGTTAAATTATATACGGAGGCTTTAGTAGCACAAGCAATTACTTCAAGATATATTGATGAAATTGCTGATAAAACAATTGCTTTAGCGGATGCAAATAAAAAAATACTACAAACGGGAAGGGAGTATTATAAGACGTTAGAAATGACAAAAAATATGTCTAACGGATATGCTGACGCTTCAATTGTTCAAGCTAGGTCAACAGCAATAGCAAAGGATGCTAATATTGATGCAAGAAATGCAGCAATAAATTTAAAAAATGGTATTCTTGATTTAAATGCACAATTAAATAATACAATAACTTTAGCTTTAAATAATCCATTTTATGTAATGGATAAAGGAGCACAAACTTTAAATAATACTGTTACAAAAGTTGTTAAGAATTTTCAAGCATTAAAAAGTATAGTTAAAGCACCAATTGGAGAAATAGTTGCACTAGAAAAAAAGCCATCTCCTTTAGCACCAGCTGCACCGCAAGGACTTTTAGGTAAAGGTCCATCTCAAGCTATTGTTGAAGCTGCTGCTATTTCGGAAGCTGCAAAAGAACAAGCTAAATTTAATTTTCTATTAAACGAAGCAGCAACTACTGCACAATTTATTTCTCAAGGTGTAGGTAGTATATTTCAAGCACTTGCTCAAGGCGAAAATATTGGAGAAGCAGTTACAAATATGTTTAAAAATATGGTTTTAGAATTAGCCCAACTTGTTGTTCAAGCTTTAATATTTAAAGCTATTATGAGTGCTTTAGGTATGGGCGGTGTTCCTATGCCATCAAATGGTGGTGGTGAAATATTGGGTGGACTTGGTAAGTTACTAGGATTCCCTAAATTGGCTGAAGGTGGAATAGTAAGTAAACCAACATTTGCAATGGTAGGTGAGGGCGGAGAAAGTGAAGCAATTATGCCTTTATCTAAATTAGATAACTTTTTTGGGAAAGCATTTTCTGCAGGTGCTAATTCAGGAGGTGGAATGAGTGGCGGTTCATTTGTATTAAAGGGCAACGATTTGGTTTTAGCATTACAAAGGTCTAATTATTCACTTAACTTAAGACGAGGAATTTAATGGCATACGTTAATAAATATAAAATTAC